ATTTCAACATTGGGAAGATGACGAGCCCATTCAACACTTTGGATATCACGCTTGTCGCGATAATACAAGTCGTGATTGCCGGGAATAAAAAACACCCGATCAAAGTTGTCATTCATGTGCTCCAGAGCTCGGAGGCTGTAGTTCAGTGTGACGATGTTGAGACTGGCACGGTTGTTGTGCCAGTCGCCTAGGAACATGCAGGTCTCACACCCTTCTGACTTTGCTTTGGCAGTGGCCCACTTCACAAAGTTCAAGCAGTCCTCGTTGTGAGTGACACTGTTGCTTTTGAGTCCAAAGTGAATGTCCGTGAAGATCGCGGCTTTGCGGAATAGATTAGTCATCCTTGTATTATACTACTCATCCAAGGTGCTTACGACCGGACCGGACATGGCTTCCATCGAATGTTTGCCAGAATTTTGTCGGGTCCATGAAGGGTTGAGTCCATTCATTTCAAGGATGTCATCACGGATGTTCTGCATCTTCTTTTCAATGTTCAGGATACGAGTGAATGAGTTGGTAATGGCAGCAGTGTAATACGCAAATGGATTTTGTGATTTGGATTCGTCAAACTGCAATCCAATCTGACTGAGTTGTAGCAAGGCCTGTCCTCGCATTTCTTCGTTGTAGGTGTATCCACGCCAGTTTGATCGCGTGGCATAGCGTTCGCATAGTTTCATGAACATGCGAGCCAAGGTGCGGGTCATCTCGCCGTGGTCTTTGGAAAACTCTCCGGTCTCAAGATCACCTCGCCAGTGGCTTTTGCCTACCAGGACGGGTTCTTTGTTAGCATCCACACGGTAGTGAAAGAAAGGAGGAAAGTTCACTCGCATGTGTGTGGGATCCAGGATCACTTCGTCAACCAGGCCAGCTAGCGGATCATCCTCTACTGGATCCTCTAGTTCTAATAATTCTTCTAACTTGCGTTTTTTGGCAGCGGCCTTGGTGATCTTCTTGGGTGCCATGGGTATGTGTTCCCAGGTCATGATTCGAAACACAATGTCTGTGTTGGGTATTTTCTTGGGATCCACAATCTCACCAGTTTCACGCTTGATGCGATCTGCACGATTTCGGCGTGCTTCTGCTGTGGTCTTTTGATTGATTTTGCTTACATCGGGCAAGATGATGTCGTATTGATGATCCAGATCAGGATTGATGTAGGCACAATAGTTTTTCTTGCTTAGGTGTATTTCTTTGAGAATATCTCTGTTGTTGAGATAGTTGGTTTTTGGTGTTGCTCTTGCGATGGTGGCCATCCGGCAGTATCCTTAAAATGTTATTTATTATAACACACTTTGCGGGCTTGTCAATGATTATAAACTGGGTAGATTATTTTTTGGTTAAATACAGCATAGGAAATCCATATGGTTCACATGCTGTTATTTGCAGAAATATTCAATAAATCAATACAACTTGATCGGGAGGGCACATGGCTGTCATAATCGATCCCACGATTGCTCAAAGACAAAGTCTAGTAGACTCAATTGATTTTTTAAAAGGTCAGATTGAGATTACTCAAAAACAACTGGCAGCTGTAGAACGCTCTGTGGCGTTTAATGCTTCGATTGGGCAAACCAGTCCGGCCGCTGCAAGTATACCTGGTTACAAGGCTGAAATAGCCCAATTACAAGCAGGATTGGCAACTCAGCAACAAGCACTACAGCAGTTTGATTCGGGAACCACTGGTGCCACCACAGATGCTGCACCGGTAGCAAAGGGCTTGGTTGCACCAGCTGGAAACGATACCGCTGCGGCAGCCGCGGCTGCCGCCTCCACACCCACTGCTGCACCCGCTGCGGTCGGCATTCCCGAGCAGACTGAACAAGAAGCTCAGACCGAAGCCGCTGCATTTCCTCCTGCCAACACTGGTATAACACCTGCATCCAACACCGAAGTAGGAAGAGGACTGGCTCAACGACAAACTGCACTGGCCGCGCAGAAAAGACAGGTCAACCCCAGGGGCGACTGGCGGGTTCGTGTGAGTCTTGCTGAGAGATCAACGTATCTATACAATGCTCCTGAGACGGAACAAGGAATACTGGCTCCGCTCAACGCCACCAACGGTGTGATTTTTCCCTACACTCCCAAGATTGACATTGGCTACAAGGCCCTTTATAACCCCACTGATCTCACTCATTCCAACTACACAAATTATTTTTATCAAAGCAGTTCAGTTGGAACAGTTCGTATATCAGGAGCATTCACAGCCCAGGACACAGTGGAGGCAAATTATTTGTTGGCAGTGATACACTTTTTCCGGTCCGCCACCAAGATGTTCTACGGCCAAGATGCCGAGCGAGGTGCACCACCTCCGCTGTTGTTCATCACCGGGCTGGGTGCATACCAATTCAACAATCATGCTTGTGTGTTGACCAGCTTTGAATACAATCTGCCTGCAGATGTTGACTATATACGTGCAGGTAGCCCAAACCAAAATGGAACAGACTTGTTAAAAAGAAGAACATCCACACGCAACAATTTGCCCACCAATGCCATCTCTGGAGCACTGGGCCGATTGAGCCAACTGTTTTCAAGCCAAGGCATACAGAAAGGTGCTGTTGCGTATGACAACGATGCTCCTTCCTCTCTCAGTAAAAATTCTCCAACCTATGTGCCTACCAAGATGGAAATATCGATAATTCTGTTACCGGTGATCACACGCAGCCAGGCCAGCCGACAGTTTAGTCTCAAACAGTTTGCCAATGGTGCGTTAGTAAAACAAGGATACTGGTAATGGCCAATTACGACAGCACCAGTGCATATTATCTCACACCTTACAGTCAGTTCTTTCTGGATGTGTTGGTGAACCGACCTTTCCCTAGAGAAAGTGATGATCAGACTCTGATCATCACTCAGACCTATCAGTATAGGCCTGACATGTTGGCGTTTGACCTTTACGACAATGCTACTCTTTGGTGGGTGTTCTATCAACGCAATCCCAACACACTGACCAAACCTCCCTTGGATTTCAAAGCAGGCACCTTGATCTATCTGCCCAAGATAACCACACTGCGTAACGCCCTGGGATTCTAAACATGGCGTCAATCTCTACTATACAAAAACAAATCAACCGTAAAGGTGAAGAACTAGACTATTTTGAAAGACAGCTCCCACAGTTGCGGGCTCAACTGGCTAACCCTTTTCCTGACACTCCGGGCAACAGAGCATACTTACAGTCTCAGATTGCCAAGACTCAGGAGAACATAGCAGCAATAGAAGCAGTACAAGTTGATTTAGAAGCGCAATTGACTCAGCAGCTGAACCGGACCGGTCAGACTTCCAGTTCAGCCGATACCACAGCAAACGCTCAAGTGGCTCGAGATGATGGTGCCAATACCAGTGCCACAACTGTGACACAGAAAGAAACAGGACCAGATGGTAGAGTGGTAATCAAGACCGCTGCTGCTCCTACCAACGCTGACAAACCTAAAACTGCTGCAACCGGGGATACAGACCAAGGCACAAATGATCCCCTACGGACTGTGGCCCAAACACAGGCTGTGTCAAGCAGTCTTCCACCGGCAGAAATTAAACTTATCAGAAGATCAGATGGAACCTACGTGACCCAAGACGGGACACCTGTTCCTGGAGTCCAAGTTAGCGGTGTTGGATCTAGAGGAGATGATGCTGCACCAACTCCTCGTCCCACAGTGGTCAACCGGCTGGATGAACTGTACGCTGGTGCTCGCAACGCCATCGTGAGTCGAGACAATGTGCTGGATCGATTTGCCAGCTACACATACAGTCTCAGTTGGTATCTACTGGATCATGCTACCTACAACACATTGCTCAGCAGCGATATCAAACAGCTGAACAATTACTATTTGCTGGCACAAAGTGGCGGTGCAGCACTACAGACAAAAAACGAAAGTTTTGTTCAAGCGCCTGGCGAACTGGGTCGTGGTGGCACACCGCCGGCCCCTGGTCGCAATCCATTCTTTACTCTGGATTATTACCTGGACAATTTTGAATTTGACACAGCCGTCAGCGGTACCCCAGGATCCAGAGGTGCAGCAAAATTAAGTTCATTGAGCTTTACTGTGACCGAACCCAATGGGATATCGTTAGTAAGTAACTTGTCACGAGCCGTAAATGCTCTTTACTGGAGCAAAGGTCTGGCCACCAAAGGCACCACAGTGAACTATAACGAAGCACACTATTGCATGGTTATTAGATTCTACGGATATGATTCCAACGGCGAGCTAGTCATGCCCATTGACAATCGGCAAGGCCTAACTGATCGTCAAGCAGCCATTGAAAAGTTTATACCTTTCAATATCACAGGCATTGATTTTAAAGTGGCCAACAAACTGGTAGAATACAGCATCCGAGGTGCTCCAATTGATCAGCTCACAGCATTCAGTACCGATCGTGGCAGCATACCGCAGAACTTCCAATTTCAAGGAAGAACAACCAAAGACATCTTGGCAGGTGCCACACAACAGGTGTCTGCCGCGCAACTGGCACGAGAATCAGATGCCCGCGCCGATCCTGATACCGAGGCACGCAATATTATTCGGGGACTTGGTGCTACCGATTTCAATGGACCACCCCCCAAGGCATCTGGTGCTCCATACAGAGTAGGCACCATGGAAGCCACCGGATTATGTGCTGCATTGAATCTTTATTATGCCGAAGAGGCCAGAGGTCGCAACGGCATCGCCGATGTGTATGAAATACAGTTTCTTGACCCCATATTGTCCGATGCCAAATTGGTTACCAACTCAACCGGTGTTGACAAAGTGTTCACCGGAGCAAATACACAGCTCACAGCATCCGCCAAGCTGGATTCTGACAAACAAAGCATGAATACTGCCATAAGGGTAAGATCCTGTACCGCCGGTCAACAGATAGTGCAATTCATTGACGAAGTCATGCGTAACAGCAGTTATATTGTTGATCAACAAAAATATGAATGGGTAGATGGCAAGTGGACAAATCGAGGCCGTCCAAATCAAGTGTTTGCATGGTTCGACATCAGCTGTGAGGCACAGGTCATAAAATACGATGAAACTGCTCGATGTAATGCGTATCGCATGATCTACAAGGTGGCCACTTATCAGACCACCGTGACCAGTGAATACTTTGATCCGGGTCCATTCCGCGGTGTACACAAAGTGTATAACTATTGGTTCACTGGACAAAACACACAGGTAATACAATACGAGCAAAGTTTCAATAACCTATGGGCGCAGACAATCAGTGCATCTGGATTGGAACAGGCACAATACATACAAAACAATGTGAACAGCAGCTTGGTCTGGAGAAAAAGATTCCAGCCGGCCAGCAATCAAACAAGAGAAGGTGCTGCCGGAAATACATTTGAGCCAGCAGCCAATGCAGCCGACATGTTGTACACTGCTGATCTGGCCAAGATAAATTTGAACATCATTGGAGATCCTGCCTGGATACCGTCGCCCAAGACTCCACAACCCGGTACATTCGTCGTCTCACCGTTTTTTGCCGATGATACCATCAACTACGGCGCCGGATCACCATATTTTGAATTTGCTTGGAATAGACCAGTGGATTACAATCTCGATACCGGACTCATGGATCCTGGCCAAAACAACTATTTTGCCGACCGTGAAAATGGTCGTGCTGGCATCGCACAGCAATCTGTGATTTATAAAACCACAGGAATCAAGAGTAAATTTGGTCGCGGCAAATTCACACAAGAACTCGCAGGAGTGTGGTTGATGGATGGCAAGCAGACCACCACTGAAATCACCAAGGATGCCATCTTGGCTGATGCTGCTGCTGATAACGAAGCACGACGCATCACCTCAGGCGAAAGTGTTTCCGGCGGTCTCCCCAGGCTTGCCGGCGTGGAAAAAGCAGCCGAGGCCAGCATACTCAATCAATATCGAGTCAGTCCCACAGTTGAATCATCGGGCAACGCGATCACAGGCAATACCATCGCCCAACCATTGGCCGCAACACCACCTGTAGTAGAGACTGCAGACTTGACAACATTTGCCGGACCTCAAAAATTGCCGCCTGGCGGATCAGGCGGATTTGGCACCGGTGCCAACAATCCAAGTTTGGCAGGAACATCAGCTGCTCCTCAACTCATAGCAAAAGATGCATAAAGAAAGCAAACGTCAATGACCATAAACAATCAACAACTGTCAGGAAGAACCAGCAACTATCGATTTGATCGCGGCGGCAAACCTGCTGAAATGGGACCATTCATTGGCAAAGTAATGAACAACGTGGATCCCATAAGAACTGGCAGACTACAGGTGCGTATTCAGCAGTTTGCAGTTGGTCCAGATAACAATCCTCAGTCATGGCGGTGGGTCAACTATCTTCCTCCTTTTTATGGAGTCACTCCAAAGAACAGCCCCAATACAGGAGCAGGAGAGTACCCAGGAAATCAACAGAGTTATGGCATGTGGTTCACTCCACCGGACATAGGCACAGATGTGTTGTGTTTCTTTGTGGAAGGAGATCCCAGCCAGGGATACTATGTTGGGTGTGTGATCAACAATGCACTGAATCACATGATACCGGCCATTGGTGCTGCTACTGAGTACGTGACAGGTAATAAAACCCAGGCCGCGTATTTTGCCAATTCTCCGCAGTTGCCGGTTACTGAAATCAACACCAGCAATGATGCAATTGATAACGATGGAAGATTTTTTACCGAACCCAAACCGGTACACAGTTATCAAGCCGCTGTGTTTTTCCAGCAAGGCCTGGTCAACGATTTTGAACGAGGTCCTATCATCTCCAATGCACAGCGAGAAAGCCCCAGCACAGTGTATGGAGTATCTACTCCGGGTCGACCCATCTATCGGGGATTGGATTCAAAAAATATCCAACAAAAACTTGCTGAAGGAGCAGTCACGCCTGAACAAGCCGAGGTGCTTGGTCGAATTGGTGGTCATACCCTGGTCATGGACGATGGCGACCTAGAAAATAACAATGCACTGGTAAGACTGAGAACATCCAAAGGTCATCAGCTCATGATGAACGACAGTGAAAACTTTTTCTACATCATTCATGCCAATGGGCAGACCTGGATTGAACTGGGACAAGAGGGCACTGTAGACATCTTTTCTACCAACTCAGTGAATGTGAGAACTCGAGGCACCATAAACCTACATGCGGACAAAGACATCAACATGTTTGCCGGTGGCAACATCAACATGAAATCCAATGCTGCTACCAACATCGGTGCTGTTACCACACTGAGCATGGCCAGCCAAGGTGACATGACCTTGTACAGTCAGACAATCGTGGGTGTACGCAGTGATGGAACCTTGGCATTGCAAAGCGAAGGCGGCGGATCTTGGAGCGGCGGATCAGGGTTGAAATTCAACGCAAGTCGTATTGATCTCAACGGCGGCGGTGCAGCATCAGTTGCAATACCTCGACTGTATCCCAAGACCACATTGAATGATACCACATTTGACAATTCAACTGGATGGCAAGTTAAACCCAATGGACTGGAAAGTATTGTAACACGGGCACCCACTCACGAACCTTATCCTTACCACAATCAAGGTGTGGCAGCCACGGTGAATCTCACTGAAGGCACGCCCACACCACCACCAGCCGCTGAACCAGTGGCCACTGACTGGAGTCTAGTGAGAAAATCATGAGCGTGTTTAAATTCACAGGTCCCGATGGCAAGGTGTTTGAAATACAAGGTCCTTCGGGCGCCACATTTGATCAGGCCAAGGCAATATTTGATAAACAACTGGCCAGTGGTGGCCTAACCGGTATTCCGGTGGGTGGTGTGGTCAACGCAGTCACTCAGGCCTCGGGAGGACTATCATCGGCCCTGGCACAGATCGGAGCCAAAGCAACAGAGCTCACAAAACAAATTGGCGGCTCGATCAATCTACCTACAAAATTGGGAGCATTGATCCCCAATGCCATATCAGTGAGCAATTTTGTGAATACCAAAATCAGTTCTCTAAATATTGGAACCATTGCATCAAATCAGATACAAGGCCTGGTAGCACAGGCGTCGGCATCGGTGAATCAAGCAGCCAACGCCATAACCAATGCCAAAGGTCTTGGTCAATTTGGGCTGGACGCAAATCAACTGCAACTGTCGGGATTGATCAAACCAGGAATTGCAGATCAGATCAAACAGGTTCCGGACAAGTTCAAGGAGATCCTAAGCAGTCCTACGTCATGGACCGGAAAGTTAGGTGCTGTGAATCTAGATTCAGTACTGAACAACAGCGGCCTGCAGACTCGTGTGCAACAAGGATTGATGAGTGCAAATTTTGATCAACTCAAACAGTTGGGCACTATCAAGGGCACGGAAATAGCCAGCCAGCTGGGTCCACTGTTGAACACCGCTACCAAATTTGGAGCTGCCACTGCCACCGCCTGGCTCAATGGCAAGGCGCCCGGCGACCTTGTGAACAAGATGAACAATTTTGCCACATCTGCACAGTTTGGTCAGGCATTTGCCGATGTCAATGCAGCCATAGCCGGTGGAGGAAATCCGTTACAGGCAGGAGTAGTAGCAGCCAAAGGGTTCACCAGCACAGTGAATCGAACCAATGTGAACCAGGCCACATCTGCAATAATTGGTAATGCCAAAATTGAGACTCCGGATTTTTCACCGCCAGCAGCCGCGACTGTTGCTGCAACCAACGCGGTATATACCGGACCGCTTACCACACCTGTGCTCACAGCAGCCCAACTCGATGCCTTGAGACCGGCCACAGCAAGACGAATTCTAAACGAACTCTACGAAGACATGCGCGATCTCATACGTATCAATGAACGGCAAATCAGAGATGCAGAAAAGTTCGGGGCCTACTTTGCCGATGTGGGAGATACTGTTCGTGCAGCAGATGCGATCAAGTCAATTCCTAGATATCGAGCCGAGATAGCACAGGCTCGCGCAAATCAGGATGTCATCGTTGGAGCACTGAATCGTTTGGGACCTGTGAGCGCGTCTTCGCCTCCATAAATATCGTATGTCTACATTTATTGGATTCAATACTCAAAATCAATATAAAAAATTCACCTTGGTGGATACTGAGTTGATCAAGCGTGATCTGCTCAACGCTTTTAATATCACGCAAGGTCAATTGCCCGGCCGTCCAGGGTATGGTACCATCTTGTGGAGTTTCTTGTTTGAAAGCCAAGATCAGACCACTCTCAGTAACATACTCAAGGAAGTACAGCGTGTGGCCGGAGGCGACCCCAGAGTCAATCTCGTTGATGCATTGATATTTCCCCAGGAAAACGGTGTGTTGATAGAATTAGAAATACAATTTGCTCCCAACACCAACGCTGAACTATTAAGTGTGTTTTTTGATCAACAACAACGCCTGGCAACCTTTGCTTTAAGTTAGCCGTTTATTTTGTTGGTAAATAACAAAACAATAAAACATTATGGCACGCACCACTAGACAAACAGTTGTATTCGGAGTCGAAGACTGGAAACGTATCTATCAGACTTTTAGAGAAGCTGATTTCCAGAGCTACGACTTTGAAGCTTTACGAAAAAGTTTCATAGACTATCTACGTCAATATTATCCTGAAACATTCAATGACTACATTGAATCATCAGAATTTATTGCCATGCTGGATGTGATCGCATTCATGGGTCAGGCCATGAGTTTTCGAAACGATCTCAACACTCGCGAAAATTACATTGACACAGCCGAGCGTAGAGACAGTGTGGTACGACTGGCCAATCTGGTCAGCTACACTCCCAAGCGCAACACAGAAGCACAGGGATATCTCAAGGTATTTTCAGTTCAGACCACAGAAAATGTTGTTGACTTTAACGGTATTGATCTTGGCGGCGTCACAGTGAACTGGAATGATCCCACAAACTTCAACTGGGCTGAACAGTTCGCCACCATTATCAACGCAGCTTTGGTGAATACTCAGCGTGTGGGTCGCCCAGGAAATCGCACCACTATTCTGGGCGTGGACACATCAGAATACAGCATCAACTTGGTGCCGGGATTCTTACCGGTGTTTCCGTACACTGCCACAGTGGACGGGGTGAACATGCCTTTTGAAGCAGTCAATTCCACATCAGTGGGAACACCGGCTACTGCACCATTTGTGTATGAACCCTCTCCGTTGCCCAATGGTATCTTTAATCTGTTGTTCCGCAATGATGCGTTGGGATTTGCCAGCGCCAACACAGGATATTTCTTCTATTTCAAACAGGGAGTGCTTCAGAATCAAGATTTTAATCTTGCCGAACGTATCCCCAATCGCACAGTGGACATCAACATTGAAGGTGTGAACAATGAAGATCGTTGGTTGTTTCAACTAGACAACGTGGGCAATGTGTCAGCCGAATGGGAATATGTGGAATCGGTATATGCCGCAGCACAAGAACAATTGGCACCGGATCAACGCAAACTATTTTCTGTGACCAGCAGAGCAAACGACCAGATCACACTGACCTTTGGCGACGGAGTGTTCTCCAGTGTGCCAGTGGGATTGTTTCGCTGCTATGTTCGGGCCAGCAATGGTTTAACATACATCATCAATCCTGACGAGATGCAGAGCGTGGCTATACCCATCAGCTATGTCAGTAGATCGGGACAATTACAGACCATAACATTCACATGTGGTATCACCACTCCGGTCAGCAATGCACAGGCCAGAGAAACTCTGGACCAGATCAAACAACGTGCTCCAGCCAGATACTACACACAGAATCGCATGGTGAATGGTGAAGACTACACCAACTTTCCATTCACTGCTTACAACAGCATCATCAAGAGTTATGCGCTGAATCGTGCCAGCATCGGCACCAGTCGATATCTTGACCTGGTGGACAACACTGGCAAATACAGTTCTACCAACATATTTGCCAGTGACGGTGCTATCTGGCAAGAAAATCAACTGCCTACATTTTTGTTCACCTGGATCACGAGAAATGAAGTGGCCAGTGTGATCACCAATCAGATACAACCGCTGTTGGTTACCAATGCATTCACACAATTCTACTATGCTAATTTCGTCAGGCCCAACCTGCTGGTGAACAACCTAACCTGGCGCCAGAGTACCACCCTGGCCAACGAAACTTCAGGATACTTTGT